TATAAGCCTCTCCCGGGTGCGGAGGATGCCATATACCGCCAAATCTCTGATATCACCATTTCCATGAAGGCCGTGGATCATTTGAATATGCCAGAATGCGTGATCAACGAGGTGAAAGTTACCCTTTCTGAAAAAGAGAAAAAGGCATACGACACGATGAAGGCCGATATGGTGCTTTCCCTAGGCAACGAGGAAATCGATGCCGGGAACGCTGCCGCTCTGGCGAACAAGCTGTCCCAAATGGCCAACGGTGCCGTATACAGCGAAGATCGGCACTACCTGGAACTTCATAACCGAAAGCTGGATGCACTGGAGGATCTGATCGAAGCCGCCAATGGCAAGCCTCTCCTGGTGGCATATTGGTTCAAGCACGATCTGGAGCGGATCAAGAAGCGATTCTCTGTACGAGAGATTTCCACTTCCAAGGATATCGCAGATTGGAATGCTGGAAAAATCCCGGTTGCTGTAATCCACCCAGCTTCTGCCGGTCATGGCCTCAACCTTCAAGCCGGAGGTTCCACTTTCGTTTGGTTCGGCCTTACTTGGAGCCTGGAGCTTTATCAGCAGGCAAACGCCAGATTGTGGCGGCAAGGCCAGAAGGCCGATACTGTGATCATCCACCATATCATCGCAGCTGACACAATTGACGAGCGGATCATGTCCGCCCTTCGCAAGAAAGAAAAAACACAATCCGCCCTTATCGATGCCGTTAAGGCAAATCTGGAGGTATGAATATGACTGCAAAAGAATATCTTGGCCAGGCATACCGCCTGGATCAGCGCATCAATAGCAAGCTGGAGCAGGTTCTCTCCCTTCGGGACCTGACCACAAAGGCAACCGCAACCATGAGCGATATGCCCGGCGGTGGTAGCCGCAATGTCTACCGGATGCAGGACATTATCGGAAAAATCATTGATTTGGAGAATGAAATCAATGCCGATATTGACCAGCTGGTGGATCTGAAGCGTGAGATGGTAGCAATAATCAAATCCGTGGAAAACCCTGAATATCAGACCCTTCTGGAGCTTCGGTATCTGTGCTTCAAAACCTGGGAGCAGATTGCTGTGGAAATGGGCTACAGCATCCACCACCTGTACCGCCTCCACAACGCAGCCCTGGCAGTAATTCAGACGGTACGCAATCATGATACCTAATGGTATGGAATGATACCTTGCCCCTGTGATATCATTATAATTGCCGAGAAGTAATGGAACTGCCTCATGAGAGCAATCTCATGGGGCTTTTTCTATGCCCAAAGGAGGTGTTCCCCCTGGGATACCGCAAGGTTTCTTATTTGGAGCAGGTGTGGTACATCCTCCGCTACAAGTTCCAACACCGACGAAGAAAGGAGGACAAACGTGCCCAGTAAACCCAAACGCCCATGCTCTTACCCTGGCTGTCCAGAGCTAACCCATGGAAGATTTTGTGAAGCTCACGCCAAAAAGGAAGCACAACGCTACGAGAAGTACAACCGTGATCCGGCTGTACACCGCAGATACGGCAGAGCATGGAAACGCATTCGTGACCGCTATGCACAGGCACACCCTCTGTGTGAGCTGTGCCAACAGGACGGAAAGCTGACGCCCACAGAAGAGATCCACCACAAGCTGCCGCTGTCAGAAGGAGGTACTCACGCAACAGATAATCTGCTTGCTCTGTGTAAATCCTGCCACGCCAGACTCCACGCAGAACGCGGTGATCGCTGGCACAATCATTGAGAGGATGCGCTTACATTTTGGTGCGCAACCTCCCCCGGTAGGGGATATCAAATCTCTACAGCTTTCGCGCCGTGCAACGGGCCTGGGGTCACGTGCGCAAAATCGCATAAGTTTTCGGGGGAATAGCCCCGGCCATAAGGAGGTGTGTAAAAAATGGGCCAAAGAGGACCCAAACCCGGCTCTGGCGGCAGACCTAAAAAGCCAGTTGCGGAGAAAATTACAGATGGAAATCCCGGCAAGAGGCCGCTGACTGTCATTGATTTCAAAGACAGCGCGGTTGACCTGGAAGGCCAGGCAATGCCGAAAGCATCTGAGTTCCTTTCCGCAACGCAGAAAGATGGTTCCACCCTCTGTGCAGCAGAGCTATATGAAAAAGCGTGGAACTGGCTCCACGAGCGAGGGTGTTCATCTATCGTCAACCCCCAGCTCATTGAGCGTTATGCCATGGCCAGCGCAAGATGGATACAATGCGAATCCATCACAAGCGAGCTAGGCTTTCTGGCAAAGCACCCCACTACGGGTGCTGCGATCCAATCGCCCTATGTGGCAATCGCAAATACCTACATGACCCAGGCGAACCGTCTGTGGTCAGAAATCTTCCAGATCGTCCGTGAGAACTGCACCGCTGAATACAGCGGCCCCAACCCCCAGGACGATGTTATGGAAAGACTACTTCGTGCAAGGAAAGGATAATGTTATGTTTGAAAAGGTAAATCCAGCGCATCCCGATAAACTTGCTGACCGCATTGCTGGCGCCATCGTGGATATCGCTTATGAAACCCAGATTGATCCCAAGATTGCAGTAGAAGTTCTGCTCGGCCACGGTGTCTGCCATGCAATCATTGAAACCTCCGCTGTGCTGAACCTTCGTAAAATCAAAGCCGCCATTCAGCGGATCGCTGGGGATGTCCGACCCAATGTGGTCATCGTTCCCCAGGATGAGCATCTGGCTAAGAACCAGGAAGAATCGTTCCGCTGCGGTGACAACGGCATTTTCCGTGGTGTTCCTATGACAAGGGAACAGCACTGGCTTTGTAACTTTGCCTGGGATCTTTACAGTAAGTATCCCTATGACGGCAAGTACATCATGGACGGCAACCGCATCATCATTTGCCAGAGCAATGCAAGTGCGGATGAGATCCGCAAAACCTATCCGATGGCGGAGATCAATCCCCTAGGCGACTGGACCGGCGGTACCGATGTTGACACCGGAGCCACCAACCGGAAGCTGGGTAGCGACATGGGTGATTCTGTTACTGGCGGTGGTCTGCATGGTAAGGATCTGAGCAAGGCCGATGTCAGCGTCAACATCTATGCGTTCCTCAAGGCCCAGGAAACCGGGAAGCCTGTGGAACTGTGCTGCGCCATCGGCGATGAGTTTGTCGACGGCATTCCCTACGAGGAAATCGTGGAAACAGCGAGAGGCTTCATCCACGCCATTGGCGGTTTCGAGAAGTTCGCTGAGTGGGGTTTGGTATGGTAATCGAAAAGAAAAATACCACCGATCTTCTGCCCGCCGACTACAATCCCAGAAAAGATCTGCGGCCCGGCGATGCCGAGTACGAAAAGCTGAAACGCTCCATCGAGCAGTTTGGCTATGTGGAGCCTGTTATCTGGAACAAGACTACTGGCCGTGTGGTAGGTGGCCATCAGCGTTTGAAGGTTCTCCAGGACATGGGCCATACCGAGGTGGACTGCGTTGTGATTGAGCTGCCCGAAGATAAAGAAAAGGCTCTGAATATCGCGCTGAACAAGATCTCCGGCGAATGGGATACTGACAAGCTGGCCTTGCTGATCACCGACCTGCAGGGATCTGATTTTGATGTATCTCTGACTGGTTTTGAAGCTGCGGAGATCGATGCCCTTTTCAAGGACAGCATCAAAGACGGCGTGAAGGAAGATGATTTCGATGTAGCGGCGGAACTGGAAAAGCCTTGCTTCTCCAAACCTGGTGACATCTGGCAGCTGGGCCGCCACCGTCTTGTCTGCGGTGACAGCACCAAGGCCGAAACCTATGAGCTGCTCATGGGCGGTACTAAAGCAAACCTGGTGCTGACCGATCCTCCTTATAACGTCAACTATGAAGGCACCGCTGGAAAAATCAAAAATGACAACATGGCAAACGATGCCTTCTATCAGTTCCTTTTGGATGCCTACACGCAGATGCACGCTGCCATGGCCGACGATGCTTCCATCTATGTATTCCATGCGGATACCGAGGGTCTGAACTTCCGTCGAGCTTTTGCCGACGCTGGCTTCACTCTTTCTGGTTGCTGCATCTGGAAGAAACAGTCTCTGGTGCTGGGCCGCTCTCCTTATCAGTGGCAGCACGAGCCTTGTCTCTTCGGATGGAAAAAGAAAGGCAAGCACCAGTGGTATACCGGAAGAAAGGAAACCACCATCTGGGAGTTCGATAAGCCGAAGAAAAACGGCGATCATCCTACCATGAAGCCGATCCCGCTCCTGGCTTATCCGATTATGAATTCCACCATGAGCAATGCGGTTGTGCTTGATCCCTTCGGCGGGTCTGGCAGTACCCTCATCGCCTGTGAGCAGACCGACCGCATTTGCTACACCATTGAGTTGGACGAAAAATTCTGCGACGTCATCGTGAAGCGGTACATTGAGCAGGTTGGCTCCAGCGATGGTGTATCTGTAATCCGTGATGGCCTGACCTACAGTTACGATGAGGTCGCCGATCCCGACCAGCAGATCATTCCTTTTTGAGGTAACTGCAAATGACTGAAAATACAACTTTGACCCTCGGTAGCCTCTTCGATGGCTCCGGGGGTTTTCCTTTGGGCGGCGTCCTGGCTGGGATCACACCGTTGTGGGCATCGGAGATCGAACCGTTTCCCATTCGTGTGACCACCAAGCGGTTCCCCAACATGAAGCACTACGGCGACATCTCGGCCATGGATGGCGGCAAGATCGAGCCTGTGGATATTATTACGTTCGGCTCTCCCTGCACTAACCTTTCCGTAGCTGGCCGCAGAGAGGGCCTTGAAGGAAAACAATCCAGTTTGTTTTTCCAGGCCATCCGTATTATCAAAGAAATGAGGTGTGCCACCAATGGCAAGTATCCCCGCTGGATCTGCTGGGAAAATGTCCCTGGCGCCTTCTCCTCGAATTCCGGACGCGACTTCCAGGCCGTCCTCGAAGCCGTCATCGGCATCGTTGAACCGGGGACCCAGGTGCCTTTACCTGAGAAAAATCGATGGCCCAACGCCGACATATATCTGGGAGACAGATGGAGTGTTGCGTACAGAGTTATCGATGCTCAATACTGGGGCTTGCCCCAACGAAGAAAACGCATCTACCTTATCGGCGATCTTGCAGCCCAATGTGCAGGAAAAGGATTATTTGAGTCCGAAGGCCTGTCAAGGTATTCTGCGGAGGGCTTCCGCTCGTGGCAAAGATCTACCGGAGGTGTTGAGAATTGCGCTGGAACGTCAGGCCTTGGCATAGACGGGTACAACGGCACCATTTCTCATACCGCATCTACCCTTGGAGTGAACTGCGGAATGTCTACCGGGAGAAACGGTGTCGTTCTGAATGACCAGGGCGGCAACCGCATGGATGTGACCCACGAAGTTACTTGCACCCTCCGGGCAGAAGCTCACCATCCTCCTGTTGTCATGGATGCTGTATTTGAAAACCACAGCCAGGATACTCGTTTTACTGGCCCAGTTGATGTTGCACCGACTATTTCCAGGCAGTTTGGCACTGGCGGCAACAATCAACCTTTTGTGGTAAAGCCGTATGGGATCAGCGGATACAACTCCGAGGGTATGCTGTCCTCCAACCCGAGTGTTGGGTTTTATGAAGCGGATGTCGCTCGAACCGTAGATACCTCTGGTGGAAATCCAGCCTGCAACCAGGGTGGGATCGCAGTGGTGAAATGTCCTGCTTATTCTCTGACCACCGGAAGCTTCACCCAATGCTCGGAAGAAATGGCACCTACTGTATTGGCACGGGATTATAAAGACCCGACAGCCGTCTGTTTTGGGATCGGCAGAGATACCTTTAACCAAGGCAAGAACGCTAAGTATGATCCCACATTTACAGAAGAACTGCAGCCGACCCTTGTAGCCAAAGGCCCCGGTGCAGTACAGCGTGGATATACGGTGAGGCGCCTCACACCAACAGAATGCGCTCGTTTGCAGGGATTTCCAGACTGGTGGTGTTCTGGTCTGGCTGATCCCGATCCCTCCGACGAGGAACTTTCCTTCTGGGCAGAAGTCTGGGAAACGCACCGAAAGATTGTCTCTCCCGACACCAAGCCGAAGACAGAGAAGCAGCTCCGCAAGTGGCTGGCCGATCCGCACTCTGATGCTGCCGAATACAAAATGTGGGGTAACGGCGTCGCCTTGCCCTGCGTCTTTTTCGTCCTTGCCGGTATTGTGTTCTATACACAATAAGCTCGCCTGGTATTCTACATTCTATGTGAGAGAAACAACTTGCTATTCTGGGCCTTCAGAGCGAATATGTGACTACCCAAAAACAAGGAGGTCACCACCATGACAATTAAAACCGCTGCCCAGGGTGCAGATCGAAAGGAACTGGTGAAGGCCATTTCCAGAATGCTGGATGCACCCATCCATTACTGCGGAGCGCCTACCTTCAACTACGAAGTTGACTGCTTCACGATTGACCGGGAAGGAACCATCCATTGCAGCGATGCCGCCGACCCGGACTATGTGGATCAGCTGGTAGCCTTCCTCACCACAGAGGGTTTCCACTGCGAAGAGGCCGCTTACAACAATCCCCAGCCCGAGCCGGTTGTCGAGGAGCCGGTCAGCATTTGCGTTAGCTTTCCTCGCAGCCTTTTCACCGAGACGGCCATCGACAATCTGAAGAGCATCCTGGAAGCCAAAGGTCATTTGATCCGCAAAGCCCTGGCCATTGATGAATTGCCCCTTGAAGTTTCTGATCCCAAGGTATCCTTCCCTTGGTTCCAGAACACCCCCGATGCAGATGACCTGAAAGCGTACAACGAATTCATCTGCAGGCTTTGTGACATGGCTCGTAATCAAAAGCGGGTCACTTCCAAGGAGACTCCCACGGACAATGATAAGTACGCTTTCCGGTGCTTCCTTCTCCGCCTGGGTTTCATTGGTGCCGAGTTCAAGGCCGAAAGAAAGATCCTGCTCCGAAACCTCTCTGGCAGCTCCGCCTTTAAGGCTGGCCAGCAAAAGGAGGTGCAGGAATAATGTTCGGAATTAGCGAGGAAACCGTTCGCCGGCTTCGTGAGCAATACCCCGTTGGCAGCCGGGTAGAGCTTGTCCACATGGACGATCCCTACAATCGCAAGTTGACTCCCGGCTGCAAAGGAACCGTGCGCTGGGTCGATGATATCGGTACGATCCACGTTGATTGGGACTGCGGTTCCCGCCTGGGTGTAGCCTATGGCGAGGACGCTTGCAGAAAGGTGGATGAAGAATGACCGATGACATTCTGGATCGACTGTTTTACGGACAGATCAGCCCATTCGATGACTATGTCGAGGACATCGAGACCTTTCGGGAGCTAAACCACAAGCTCAGCGACCTTTGGAGTCAGATCCAAACCCAGGCCTCACCGGAGCTAATCGAGCTGCTGAATCTTTATAAGGTTTGCCGGGCGGATCTGGAAATGCTGGTCCAGCTGGATCGCTTCAAGGTCGGAGTTCGGCTTGGAATGCAGTTGCTTGCCGCAGCGACAGGTCTTCCGAAAAAGCCTGAATAAAGTACACTTTTTACCCGAAATTACTGGCAAAACATTGTGTATTTTATGACTCAGATATAACTTGCTATATCGGTGAAGTAGAGCGAATATGTGTACTACCAAAAGGGAAACACACCCAAAAAACACAACGGAGGTACACAAAATGAACGCAAAGGTAGCAAGACAGATCGAGGAAATGAAGAAGCAGACCATCGGCGTTGAGGTTGAGATGAACAACATCGACCGCAGCAAGGCTGCAAGAGTCGCCGCTGAGCATTTCGGCACCCGCCGCTATGAAAACACCGCCCACCGCAACGGTTACAGCACCTGGAGCGCTTGGGATGCCCAAGGCCGGGAATGGAAATTCCAGAAGGATGTCAGCATCAGCGGCCCCGACAGCGAAAAGTGCGAGCTGGTCACTCCGATCCTTACCTACGCAGACATGGACACCTTGCAGGAGCTGATCCGCAAGCTCCGCAAGGCTGGAGCAAAGAGCGACGCCTCCAGAGGCTGCGGCGTTCACATTCACATCGGCGCCAAGGGACACACACCCCAGACCCTTCGCAACCTGGTCAACATTATGGCCAGCCACGAAAGCCTACTCAAGAGTGCCCTCAACCTGGACGACTACCGCGTCCGCCGCTACTGCCGCATGGTTGACGAGAGATTCCTTACCCAGATCAACCGCAAGAAGCCCGCCACCATGGCAGACCTTGCCGATGTTTGGTACACCAGCCACGACGCATCCTACGGCAGATCCCAGCACTACAACGACAGCCGCTACCATATGCTGAACCTCCACGCTACCTTCACCAAAGGCACGGTCGAGTTCCGCCTCTTCCAGTTCGACGAACCCAGCGCAGAACGCAAGGGTGGCCTCCACGCAGGCCAGCTCAAGAGCTACATTCAGCTTTGCCTGGCCTTGAGCCAGATGGCCAAGGAAGTCCGCACCGCCAGCCCCAAGCCCCAGCAGAACGAAAACCCCAAATACGCCATGAGAACTTGGCTCCTCCGCCTGGGCTTTATTGGCGACGAGTTCAAGACCGCCAGAGAGTTCCTCACCAAGCGGCTGGACGGCGACGCAGCCTTCCGGACTGAACGCGCCGCTTGAAGGACATAGCCACAGGCCCCCTTTGACCGCCTCGGCGGTCTTATGGTGGTAGAAGCACCTTTTCGCTTCACGAAATGATAGGAGGACATCAACTATGGAAAAACGATACTACATTGCCTACGGGAGCAACTTGAATGTTCGGCAAATGCTGATGCGTTGCCCCTCCGCACGGATGATTGGCACCTCGGTGGTGAAAGACTACCGCCTTATGTTCAAAGGCAGTCAGACCGGATCTTATCTCACGATAGAGTCTGCGGTTGGCTGCGAGGTTCCGGTTGGCGTGTGGGCCGTCAGTGAGGCCGACGAGCGGGCTTTGGATCGATACGAGGGTTACCCTTCCTTCTACTACAAGAAGGAGCTGACGCTCCCGATTACGGGCATTCGTTCTGGCCAGATCCGGCAGCGGAAGGTTTTCGTTTACATCATGCACGAGGAACGCAGGCTGGGGTTGCCCACCGATTTCTATCTGCACACCTGCATCGAAGGATACCGCAACTTCGGCTTTGATTTGGACACGCTTTTCGAGGCTTACCGCTATAGTTCGGAGGGAGAATAATCATGAAGGAACTTACCCGCCACACAGGCATCTGCCCCAAATGCGGCCAGCAGTACACTGGCCACCCGGCCCTTTCCAGGGAGGACGGCGAAACGCCGATCTGCCCTGACTGCGGTACCAGAGAAGCCCTGGATACCCTAGGAATCAGCAAGGAGGAACAGGAGCGAATCATCGAGGCCATCCACCGGAGCTTCAATCATCTGCTGTAATTCACACAACTAAGAGCCGCTATCTTTGTGTAGTATATGCCTCATATACAACTTGCTATTTTGGCCATTCAGAGCGAATATGTGTACAACAAAAGAAACACACCAACGGAGGTACACACCATGACGACCAAGACAAGCACCAAGCTGAAGAAGGCTTACGAAAAGGATCTGGCAGCCTGCAAGAATATCAACGAGCTGGTTTGGATTTACACCGACATCGGCCAGGACAACCGCCTCACCTGCGACGATCAGCTTAAGCTGATCCGAGACTACCAGGCCCGCAGCGACGCCTTCAAAAAGGCTGGCGACAAGTACAGCATTGCCAGAAAGCCCGCCTTCAGACGGTAAGCAAGAATAAGGAGGACAACACAATGACAGCCAAAACCGCAGCCAAGGCCGACGCCTACAGACTGGAACGAATCACCACCCCCGAGATGCTGGAAATGAAAATGCTCCACAACGGCGGTGCGATCCTCACCTTTGATGATCGGGTTCTGATCGCCGGTTACTACTACAACCCCAACGGTCGCTGCTACTACGGAGCTACCTACCGCTTCACTACCAACGACCACTCCATCGAGGGGCCGATCAAGCTGGAGCGCATCTCAGATGAAACCTTCATTGATAACGGCCACGCCATTGCCTGGGCAATGAAGTAAACCGCAAACCTCATAGTAGGACGGGGCCGATCGGCTCTGTTCCTCGTTATGGCGGTTTCAATTTCATATAAATTTATGATTTTCAGACCCGCCAAGGGTCTTTTCTTATATCTGTTTCGGAGGTGACGCATATCAGGAAAATGAAAAAATATAAGCCCACCCGGTTCATGGCCAAAGGTTCCTACTACGACAAGGACGCTGCTGATTATGCGGTCGCCTTTATCGAAAGCCTCTGCCACACCAAAGGCACCTGGGCAAGGAAGCCATTTGAGCTGATCGAATGGCAGGAACAGATCATTCGTGATGTTTTTGGAACCTTGAAGCCCAATGGGTACCGACAGTTCAACACCGCCTACATAGAGATCCCCAAAAAGCAAGGTAAATCGGAGCTAGCCGCTGCGGTTGCCTTGCTTTTAACTTGTGGCGACGGTGAGGAACGCGCGGAGGTATATGGCTGCGCCGCTGACCGCCAGCAGGCATCTATCGTTTTCAATGTTGCTGCGGATATGGTTCGGATGTGTCCCGCCCTTTCCAAGCGAGTAAAAATACTGGATTCTCAGAAGCGCCTCATCTACCAGCCAACCGGGAGTATTTACCAGGTGCTTTCTGCCGATGTTGGAAACAAGCACGGCTTCAATACACACGGTGTTGTCTTTGATGAGTTGCATACCCAGCCGAACCGGAAGCTCTTCGATGTAATGACAAAAGGTTCTGGCGACGCTCGTATGCAGCCGCTGTACTTTCTGATCACTACCGCCGGCAACGACACCAAATCTATCTGTTATGAGATCCATCAGAAAGCAAAAGATCTGATCGAAGGCCGTAAGATTGACCACACCTTTTATCCGGTGATCTATGGTGCCGATGAATCCGATGATTGGACCGATCCGAAAACCTGGAAAAAGGCAAACCCCTCTTTGGGTATTACGGTGGGCATCGACAAGGTTCGAGATGCCTGTGAGTCTGCCAAGCAGAACCCAGGCGAAGAGAATGCATTCCGTCAGCTCCGCTTGAACCAGTGGGTAAAGCAGGCCGTCAGATGGATGCCCATGCACATTTGGGACAAATGCGCCTTTGCTGCTAACGAGGATGATCTGGAAGGCCGTGTCTGTTATGGCGGTCTGGACCTGTCCTCTACAACGGATATCACAGCCTTTGTTCTGGTATTTCCTCCTACCGACGAAGATGACAAATATGTGGTGCTGCCGTATTTCTGGATACCGGAGGATAACCTGGATCTGCGTGTGCGTCGGGATCATGTTCCTTATGACGTTTGGGAGCGCCAAGGCTTCCTGCAAACCACCGAGGGCAATGTGGTTCACTATGGCTACATCGAGAAATTCATAGAGCGGCTTGGCGAAAGATACAACATCCGGGAAATTGCATTTGACCGTTGGGGTGCCGTGCAAATGGTGCAGAATCTGGAAGGTATGGGCTATACCGTTGTTCCCTTCGGCCAGGGCTTCAAAGATATGTCTCCTCCTACAAAGGAGCTAATGAAGCTGGTCCTGGAAGAAAAAATAGCCCACGGCGGACACCCAGTCCTACGATGGATGATGGATAACATCTTCATCCGAACTGACCCTGCTGGCAACATTAAGCCAGACAAAGAAAAATCCACAGAAAAGATCGACGGTGCAGTGGCTACGATTATGGCCCTGGACAGAGCGATCCGCTGCGGCAATGATACCAGTGCTTCGGTCTACGATGACCGGGGCATTTTGTTTATTTGAGGTGACCCTATGGAAAAGCCAATTTTACACGTGGTCTCCCTCTCCGGTGGTAAAGACTCCACAGCCATGCTTCTTCGTATGGTGGAAGAGGGATGGCCCATAGATCAAATTCTGTTTTGCGATACTGGTCTGGAATTTCCTGAAATGTATGACCACATCAACAAACTGGAAGCCTATATCGGCAAGCCCATCACCAGGCTGAAGGCGACAAAAACCTTTGAATACTATATGCTGGAGCATACTCCCAAGCGAAAGAACCCGGCCCTGATCGGCAACATCGGCCTGAGTTGGCCCGGCCCCAGGAAGCGTTGGTGTACAGCGCTCCTCAAAACCAGAGTCATTGACATCCATCTTGCCAAGCTCAACAAAGAGTATGAAGTCATACAGTACATTGGGATCGCAGCCGATGAGCCGAAACGCATCCGCGAAAAGCGATACCCTCTGGTGGAATGGGGCATGACCGAAGCTGACTGCCTGGCCTACTGCAAAGAAAGAGGGTTTGACTGGGACGGCCTGTACGACATCTTCACCCGAGTTTCCTGCTGGTGTTGCCCGCTCCAGTCTTACGATGAGCTGCGGCGATTGCGGAAGCATTTCCCGGATCTGTGGAGAAAACTGCAGGAATGGGATGAGCGAACCTGGCGAACCTATCTGAAAAATTACTCTGTCCAGCAGTTGGACACACGCTTTGCATTTGAAGAGGAGCGCCTTGTTCAAGGCCTCCCCATTAAAGGCAAGGCGTTTTTTACTGCCCTGAAAGAGCGATTGAAGGAGTGTGAGGAATAATGGGTCTCTTCTCTGGCCTGTTCCGATCCCGGGACAAGCCTCAAAACCGCACCGCTGGAAGTAGCTACAGCTTCTTCATGGGCAACAGCACTTCTGGCAAACCTGTCACAGAGCGTTCTGCTATGCAAATGACGGCTGTGTACTCATGCGTTCGGATACTGGCCGAGGCCGTTGCTGGTCTTCCGCTGCACCTATACCGCTACAACAATGCTGGTGGTAAGGAGAAAGCGCTGGATCATCCTCTGTATCGGTTGCTCCACGACGAGCCGAACCCGGAAATGTCCTCCTTTGTATTCCGTGAAACACTCATGACCCATCTGCTGCTTTGGGGAAACGCCTATGCCCAGGTGATCCGCAACGGCAAAGGCGAAGTGGTAGCTCTGTATCCCTTGATGCCTAACCGCATGACCGTAGACAGGGACAGTCGCGGGCAGCTTTATTACAAATACACCACTACCTCAGAAGACGCACCCACCATGGACGGAGCCTCTGTATACCTGGCCCCAACAGACGTCCTGCACATCCCTGGCCTGGGGTTTGACGGACTCGTCGGCTACAGCCCCATCGCCATGGCCAAAAATGCCATCGGCATGGCCATCGCCTGTGAGGAGTATGGTGCTAAGTTCTTCGCCAATGGTGCTACTCCCGGCGGTGTGTTGGAACATCCCAGCACCATTAAAGATCCCCAGCGAGTCCGGGAAAGCTGGCAGGCAGCCTTTGGTGGTAGCAGCAACTCCAATAAGGTTGCTGTTCTGGAAGAAGGAATGAAGTACACGCCGATTTCCATCTCCCCGGAACAGGCACAGTTCCTGGAAACCCGAAAATTCCAAATCAATGAAATTGCTCGAATTTTCCGAGTGCCGCCACATATGGTCGGTGATCTGGAAAAATCGAGCTTTTCCAATATTGAGCAGCAATCCCTTGAGTTCGTGAAATACACCTTAGACCCCTGGGTCATTCGGTGGGAGCAGTCCATACAGCGCGTCCTGCTTGCTGCCTCCGAAAAGGAGCAATATTTCGTGAAATTCAACTTGGAGGGTCTGCTCCGTGGCGACTATCAGAGCCGTATGAACGGTTATGCCATTGGTCGTCAGAATGGCTGGATGTCTGCAAACGACATCCGCGAGCTGGAGAATCTGGATCGTATCCCCGCTGAAGAGGGCGGCGATCTGTATCTCATCAACGGCAATATGCTCCCCATGAAAGATGCGGGTGCTTTTGCAAATACATCCCCAACTACTACTGGAAAGGAGAAAGAACCCGATGAAGAAGTTCTGGAAGTGGACGAATCTGGCAGCGACGGAGTCAGCACCGGAAGAACGGATTCTGCACCTGAACGGCACCATCGCCGAAGAGAGCTGGTTTGATGACGATGTCACGCCCCAGCTGTTCAAAGAGGAGCTGATGTCCGGTTCTGGTGATATCACCGTCTGGATCAACAGTCCTGGCGGTGACTGTGTAGCCGCAGCCCAAATCTACAATATGCTGATGGATTACAAGGGCAATGTCACCGTCAAGATCGACGGCATTGCTGCTTCTGCTGCATCTGTGATCGCTATGGCTGGTACCAAGGTGCTGATGTCTCCGGTGTCCATGCTTATGATTCACAACCCCATGACCGTGGCCTATGGCAATTCCGCAGAGATGCAGAAAGCCATCGAAA